CTTGGTTTAATTCAAGAAAATTTTTCTCAGAACTATTTAAGATTAATCTTCTTGCTGCTATCATCACATTTATTGGGTGGCCAGTATTTATTGCACATAAACTTATGTTTCAATTGGCAATAAGTGCCACTGCAACACGTGCTCGCAAAGAATATGTTATTAATAAACTTTTGCAATCACGTGATTTATTACCTCGAGTAATACAAAATATTAGAGATATAGATCGTGAAACTGGAAAGAAAATTTTCTTTTTTGCATCTGCTGTTTTTGCCATTTACGCTGCTTATAAATTATTCAAGCACCTTAATTCTACCACTATGGATGAACAAGGAAATGGAATGTCAGTTCATATGGAAACTAATAATGTTTGGTTACAACCAAAAATTGAAGAACTTCCTAAGCTTGATAAAGCTTCACGTACTGTCGTTGATGATTTACATAATCTAGTCGTCAAACAATTAGTACATGTTGAATTAGGTGAAAGGTTTTGTAATGGACTTTTCGTTGGATCTAATATGTTGTTAATTCCTGGACATGAAATACCTACTTCTACTATGACGATGAAAATTCGTCGTGATGGTGTCGATGTTGCATCCGGACTTAACTTTGATTGTATGGTTAGCCCTGCAGATTGCGTCTTACTTAAAGATTGTGATGTTAGTCTTGTCTATTGTCCACGCTCTGGAGATCGCAAAGATTTATTAGAATATTTTCCAACATCTTTTACTGATCGAAAAATTTTAACCAGAGTTTTGAATAGAACTCCAAAGGGAGATATTCAAGTAGATCGTACTCGCATTTCTGAATATAAAAGAGTGAATACTGACAAAACATCCTTTATTGGTGGTATTTGTAAGTATTCTTCTCCAACTTTCGGAGGCCAGTGTATGTCTGTTCACGTATTTGAAGGTAATACTTCTTTTATTGCGGGCTTTCATGCTGCTGGTGTAGCAGGTACAACTACAGCTGCTATCACACGTTGTACGAAACAAATGATAGTAGATGCTAAAGATATTTTAGCCTCAAGACCAACTTGTGTTTTTGCTACACATTCAGGTACTATGATTACACAGTCTTATGGTAAAGATTTTACTCCAAGACCTGTAATTGAACCTAAATCTCCAGCAAATTTTCAAGAAGATATGCAATTAGCACATTTTGGAACTATGCCTGAAGGTAGAGTCCGACCGAAATCGTCCGTAATTGTATCACCAGCGTCTGCTGTAGTTACTGAAGTTACAGGTAATGTACGTCAACATGGTAAACCAGCTAATTGTCGTAAACCAGGAATAGATCCTGGGAATCCATGCAAAGATTGGGCACCATATCAGAAATATTTATCTGGTGCAGGAAATGCTTTTCAAGAATTTCCAGCAGACGTACTTGAATGGGCTTATAATGATTATATTTCTGGTTTTGACAAATTAGCACAAACTAATTTTGGAAAAGATTTATTATCTAAAGTTAGAGTCCTTGATGATGTAGAAACAGTGTCGGGCGTAGACGGATTATCTTTTGTCGATGCCATGAAACCTAATACATCAATGGGATGGCCAGCTAATAAACCAAAAAAGGATTATTTAGTTGACTTAGTACATGATCCAGACATTCATAAAACAACTGTTTGCCCTAGGGCTTTAGATGACGAGACTTTACGACTTGCTCATGACGCTCGTGTAGCATGGCTCGATGGTCACAGATCTTATGATATTTTCAAAACATGTACCAAAGACGAACCTACGAAAATTACTAAAGACAAAGTAAGGTGTTTTCAAGCATCACCAGTGTCTTTACAATTTAATATTCGTAAGTATTTTTTAACGTTATGTCATTTTATGTCAAATGCTTCTCTTACTTCAGAGTGTGCTGTTGGCATTAACTCACAAGGAAAAGGATGGCATGAAGTTAATGAACACATGGTTAAATTTGGTGTTGACCGTATTGTTGCAGGAGATTTCAAAGCTTATGATCAGCATATGTCTGCTCGTATGACTTTGATGGCAGCTCAAGTTTTTGAGCATATCGCAAAATTAGCAGGTTATTCTGATGAAGATCTGAAAATTATGCGAGGTGCTTCTACTGAAGTATCTTATCCTGTGATGAGTTTAAATGGAGAATTAATTCAATTGTTTGGTTCTAATCCTTCGGGACAAAATTTAACAGTTTATACTAATTCTATTGTTAACTCACTTTACCATCGTTGTGCATTTCGTTCTATTTATCTTAATTTTAAAGGAAGATATGCCGATGTTGTAGCATTAATGACTTATGGGGATGACGTTAAAATGTCAGTCCATAATGATTTTTCACTTTACAATCATACAAATATTCAACTTGAATTTAATAAACAAGGAATTGAATACACTATGGCTGAAAAAGAAGCTGAATCTGTACCGTTTATTCAACATGAAGATGCTGATTTCCTAAAACGCAAATCGCGTTGGGAGCCATCATATCAATATGTTAAATCTGATGGACAGAAACAACAAGGTATGTGGTTAGCTATGTTAGATGAAGAATCTATATTTAAGTCTCTACATGCTAATTTGGCTTCCAAAGTTGAATCTCCACAAGAAGTTTCTGTTGGGTGCATCGAAGGTGCTCTCCGAGAATGGTGGTTTTATGGTAAAACACATTTTAATTTCCGTCACCAACAGATGATGGAAGTTGTTGAGAAAT